GCCCTCGACAGTAAATCCGCAATTTGCTCCGTAAATTCTCTTGCCGAGTAGTGACTTCTGCTCCGTCACTTCGAAGGTGTAGTCCACGTCATCGTCAACGCTTATCTCGACATCAACTTTTGCCGTTGCTGACAGTACCCCGTCACACGCAAACATAAATCCCATCCGCTGAACGTCTGTGGTCTGATTCCACTCGATTTCAGCAACTTGCGTTTTTGTTGAGCCGACAGTTAGCGTATCTGTATTCTCGGTGTGTAAGAGCCAAAAGTTTTTTCCGCCTACTTCCTGCCCGTTGTTGTACTCTGCCGAAAGTCCCGCAATCGTTTTTGAAAAGCGGTCTTGCGCTTGTGCAAGGCGGGGATTGTCGCCCGAGCAAATGACCGACATCGTCCCGCCTATGTTGTAGGTTATCTCGGTTATTGCTCCGTAGTCATAAGTCGATGCCTGATTGTCGATGAAGGTCAAAACATCACCCGGATCGTAAGTCGGAACCAAGGGAAGCTCGGACGAATACGGCACATAATACACCCCGTCCCAAGCATCTATAATCTCGCCCAAAGCATTCAAGCGGTTAGTTTCATCCGAGAACTGCAAAAACGGATTAGTCCCGATGTCCAGAACCAATCCACCCGTGTTTGTGTTCGGAACGTACTCTTGAACACCTTCGTTCTTGTAAACCCCGTAAATGCCATCATACGTTGTTCTGAAGTCTGACAGTTCACTCGAAAACCTAAACGATGAAGGAATGGTATCAACGCTGTTCATCGTGTACGTTCCCAAGTACAACTTCCCATCTCTGCCGATATACGCAAACGCTCCCAGATAGGTCGCAAGGTAGCCAAGCACATCTCGCCAAGTCTTAACATCTGTCACTACATCAGCGAATCCCGTTTTCCTGTTACCATTCGGCAAAGCCTGTATGTCCGCACTCGTGGAACCCAAAACAACAGAACAAGCCGTGCATAACTGGCTTAACCAAACATACGGACTTTGAACGAGCGTCATATCCTCTGGCGAGACATTCACATCATCAAAACTTATCATTGAGTCGAAAGCGGTGATTGTAACCGTGGACATACTTTGAAGAGCTTCGGTGATGATAAATTTACCCATTGGGATTTTATCGGCTGCTCCGGCTATTTCAACGTAAAGGTCTATTGAGCAGCCATAGAGTTCATATCTGGAAACTCCCGGAAGATTTAATTCAAGAGTAAGTTGGGAAGAATAAACGGACCCAATTTCGAGAGATTCCCCCGAGATGGACCGAATGAGTTGACCTGATATAATCTCGGAGTTACTAAAAGAAATTGGAGTGGGGGTCTGAATGCTCCCACTCCACGAAAACTGTCTGATATTCTCTTTGATAGCGGTTTGAAATGCCACCGAAGTTGAATACATAATATTTCTCCCTAAAACTCGATTAGATCAAAACTGACGATGTAAAGTCCAAGAGTGCCGGACACATTTTCAGAGTTTGGAACCATCTCATAGTTGAAATTCCTAATTCTCATACTCTTGCTTTCATAAGCACTCGTGCCGGGGTCATAGATCTGAACTGTGAGGGCAGATGTTTCGTCTGCCCATCCTTGGAATCTTACAAGCCAATTGCTTGAACAATTATATGAAACGGAAATAGTCATCTTGCCGACTCTTTTAATGTCCACAATATCTGTCCCCGCTTCGGTAGTGCCGACATTCTCGATGACTTCTCGAACAGCATTCCAACTGTTAGGCTTGTTGGGAATTGCTACGTTATTAATTTTAGTGGGATAAGATTTTAGTTTCATTTTCCTCGCCTTAATGTCATCATCTGCTGTGCGGTCAAAATGGTGGAACCGAGACTATTGTTATCAATCGAAACATTAATAACAGTATCTCCACCACTCGCCAACGCTTCTGTCATTCCTTGGGTTATCATCGTCTGAAGATTGCTTAAAGGAAGGACCGCTTCTGCTCCGGCTTCTCCACCGCCAAGGAAATGACCGCCTTGCATTCCAAATATAGTCGGCTGTGTAAGGATTCCACCGTTCGCATACCAATCAATGTTAAACTTGGGGAGTGATCCTTGACCGCCTATTCCGTAGGGAGCCACACCACCGCTGACCGAGAAGTGAGGGAGTTTGATGTCAAAACCTTCACGGAAAAGTTCTCCGAGTGAATCCCAGATTCCTTTGATTTTGCTCCATATATCCTCGAAGGTCTGAAAAACACCTTCTTTCCAATCGGTGAAAGTGTTCTTGACATTCGTCCAAGCGTCCGAGACAGATGTCTTGACATTGTCCCAAGTGTCTGTTGTCTTTTGCTTTATCTCATCCCAATTTGAAGCAATAGTTGCGACCGCTCCTGCGGTTGCTCCCTGTGCTTCTGTGGACATCGAATTCCATATCTGCGAAGCACCTTCCTTCATATTGTTGAGGTTTGTCTTTGCATCTGCTCCCATTTGAGCAAATGCACCCTTGTAGACCTCAATGGCTTCATTTAGTGAATTGAAGTCAAAGAGCTCATCAAAGAATCCACCGTCACCAAACCACGAGAAGTCTTTGTACCACTTCGCATCGTCTGAACCGAAGAAGTCAAGAATGGGTCCGATGATGTAATTGTCGAGCAGTTGTCCTATTGCTCCACCTGCGGTGGCTGCGGCAAGTCCCGCACCGATTCCCGTGACGATTGAAGCTCCGACACTCGCACCCGCTGTTGCTCCGGCTCCCGCTCCACTTCCTAAAAGTGAGGACAGTTTCGCACCGAGTCCAAGAGATGAAAGTTTGCTACCCGCTTTTCCTAACAGGGCGATAGCGTTTCCGATACCCGTAATTGCTCTACCACTAATTGAAAGAGCGGGACCAATGGCAGCCAACTTCCCAAGGTTTTCAATGAGTTGTCTTTGTTCATCTTCACTCATTGACTCCCAAGCGGTTTTTATATCATCCAAGATGGGTTTAAGGTCTTTGAGTATATCCACAAGGATTGGTAGAACCTCTTCACCAATTTCGGCTCCGAGAATCTTTAAATCATTCATTGTGGTGGTGAACTCATCAATAGGATCGAGGGTTGCTGAAAAAGTCTTTTCAACATTTCCTCTGAAGTCTGACATAGACCCTTGGATGTTTGTAAAAGATAAGTTACCTTCTTTTAATGCGTTGTAAATCTGTGCATAGGCTTTGGACCCAAAAAGGTCTTTGGCTGCTTGGAGTTTGTCAAACTCTGAAACACCCGCTGACTCCACAAGATATTCATACTCGGTCAGAGCTTCGGCAAGTGACTTTCCATCCTCTGTGGCTTTTGCCATAGCGGTTCGCATTGCTGTGACCCCGGCACTCGCATCAATCCCGTTCTTCTCCATATTTCCAAGGAGAGATGCTGTCTGGGCAGCGTCAAGGTTAAATTCCTTGAAGAACAACGCATTGTCTTGCATTAAGTTTGCAAGAGTATCAACGGAAACACCTGTATTCTGTCCGACTCCGTTTAAGAGGTTTAGGACTTCAACGGTTCTGTTTGCGTCAAGGTTCCACGCTTTCATCATCGAAGAAACGGTATCAATTGAACCGACAACATCCGTTCCATTCAGATCCGCAAACTTGATGAATGATGTAGAAAGGCTTTCGAGAATATCTCCTGTCACATCAAATCTTGTGTTGACTTCTCCAACAGCATTGGCAGCCGTTTTGAAGTCTGTTGGGATCGTGGTGGCGATGGAATTGACGATGGTTTCAAACTCTTCGAGATTTTCCCCTGTGGCTCCCGTCTTTTTGATGATGTCATCCATCGCATCGTCTACTTCTTTCCAGGCAGCGATACTTGCCGTTGCTCCGGCTACAATAGGAGCCGTGACGGTCTGTGACATCTTGTCCCCAAGTGCTGACATCTTATCGCCAACGGATGATATTTTATTCCCAAGAGATTCAACGTGTTCGGAAACCTTGCCGAGCATCGCTTCAGATGCGGTGGGAACACTCAAAAGTTCTTTTTGAAGGTTCTTTAACTCGTTTTCGGTTTCAATTATCTCTCTCTGCCAAGCGTCATACTGTTCGGCAGAAATAGACCCGTTTTTAAGTCCTCTTTCCATTTCATCCTGTACGGATTTAAGTTGAGATAATTTATCCTTGGTTGAGTTGATCTCTTTGGTCAGAGTAGACATCTTCTGACCGAGTAAAGTGACATTATGAGGATCCAACTTTAACAGTTTATTGATGTCCTTTAACTGTGTTTGGGTGGTCTTAATGTCTTTGTTGACACCTTGGAGAGCTTTGGATAGTCCTTTGGTTTCTCCGTCTATCTCAATTGTGATTCCTTTTATGCGGTCAGCCATAATTACCTCATAAACGCATCAAAATCTTCTTGCGTTGCCTTGTAATCCCAATTTGCCCTATCGTTCGCCAT